TCATTACGCCATGGAGGAATTTAGAAAGCGTTATCCTGGGTTGGACAGACCCTCGGTAAACGCTGGGTTCCAACAGGCGGTCAACTCCTTCCTTCCGGCCTTGATGGACCAAAGAAACGCCGTTAAGAACGACCAAGCGAAGTCCCAACTTAAATTAAACGTCGCCGAAGGTATGCGACAGGCGATGCTTAATTTAAGTTGGTCCAGGCGCCATGACTCGGCCTCCGTTGGAATCTTTGAGCAAAAAATGGAGGACTTGTGGAAGGCCACCAACTCGCTGCTCCCCGCCGAGCAGTTGGAAATAATAGAACAAGTGGCCACTTCCCTTGCGGGAGACGAAACGCTGACGGACGAGCACTCCAACAGCATGGCGGCGGTGTGGATACAATACGCCACGCGTTTAAAAGTGGGGAGCGCCACGGCGGGTTCCGACGTCAAAGCAACGCCCAACGACGCCGTATTCGCCAAGTATGGCGGGTTCGGGGGCAATATAGCCGCCCTTCGCACGCACATCGAACGGATTAAAGAGAAGAGGGAAGACGACGACAACGAAGAAGCGGAGAAGCTGAACTACGAAATGTTGGCGGCATACTCCAAAGCGGCGCATTTGCTCGGCCCCCACCCGTCCAAGGCCGCCTTAAACGAGTTGGTGCGGGAGACATTCGGGAAGTTTACCGAAGGCGACGTTCCTAATAAATTCCGAGCAATCGCCATGCCCAATCTGGTTTCGGCAGCGGCGAGTTTCTATATCGGGGAAGACCAAGCGCGACTCAGGCTACTTAACGTCACTCAGTCACTCCCAGGGTTTAGCGCTGCAGGGGTAACAGCAGTAGTGCAGAAGAAGATCGCCGACGACAAAAACCTTAATGAGACCATTGGCCTTCAACTTCTTGTGGAACAACAGGCGAAGGACGCGAAGGACTACCTCGACGTAGCAAATAAAGTGGTTACTGGGACTTATAAGCTTCAAATAGGTGAAGAAGTCATTGAGCGCGAAGACGCGACCGAGGAACAAAGGCGGGATGATTTACTTGCGTGGAAAATGCATAACAACGAAACACTCGGCGAGAGGTATGACACTAAAAGGGACGAGGCGGAGGCGCGGATAACGTTAACCAAGCGTCCGGCGCTACCGACGGACGCCAGCGAAGCGCTGTCTTGGATAAACAAGAAACCGCTGGACGATCAACAGGGGACAACCTATTCGGATATTTATTTAGCTGAACAACTTTTAAGGGAAGGGAAATTCGATGAAGCGGCGGAGGAGGCGGAAGACGTCGCAAGGGAGTGGGAACTAGGAAGAACCCGCTGGGTGGACGGATCGGGCGTGACGCTTAACATGATGACGCTGGATAATTGGTTCCAGAAAGTTGGAGGTCGATTGGTCGCCACGACCGCGGAGAAAGCGGAAGCAAAGAAAAAACTTATTATGTACACATTGGCTTCCAAGGCGCTTACCCCACAAACGTTAAAAGAGGGCAAGATTGAGTTGAGGTGGTGGCGTTTTAATGGACCTTTCCACGCCGAGTCGTTGGAAATAAGAAACCTAAACTTTAAACCCAGCGATTTGAAGGGCATTGAGAAATTTTATCCCCTCATCCCCAAGGAGCGTCTCGCCGAGTTGGATGCAGCCACAGGCGACGTAGACGTGACGGACATAGAAGATATGGTGAAAGCTTTGTTGGACGTAAAGTCCGTGGACGAAGAAACCGTTACGCAATTTATACTAAACCAAGCAAAACTTTATCGATGAAAATATCCGCTGAAGACTTACCTGATTTCGCCTCGATTAAACCGAGAGGTTCCCGTCCCGAAGACGCCAACCAAATGTTTGATCTCTTCGCCGCGCCTTTCCGCGGGGTGGAGGGGATGGCGCACGGAATCTACGAATTAGGCGACTTCCTTTCTTTCGATCTCCTGCCTGATTGGGACAAACGTCATTTGGGGACTTCCCGAACGATGGGTGGTTCCTTCCTGGAGGGCGCCGTTCAGTTCGCCCTGCCTTTCGGCGTGATAGGGAGAGGATTGAGCGCCGCAGGTAAAGCGGCTAAAGGCGCTAAACTTGCGGGAAAGCTGGTCAAAGGAAAGAAAGGTAAGTTCACCGATCTCAATTGGAAAGGCTACACAGCCGCCGGAATGGCCACGGATTTCGTGGCGTTCGACGGGCAAGAGGAAAGATTATCCAATCTTATTCAGCAGTTCCCCAAGCTTCAAAACCCCGTGACGGAGTTCCTTCAAGCCAACCCCGACGACAACGAAGCTTTCGGACGCCTTAAAAACGTCGTGGAGGGTCTATTCATCGAAGCGGGCATCACAACGATTGCCGCTCCATTCATGGCAGGTATCCGCGCCATTAGAAAAAGGAAACTGGAACTAGCTGGCGGGGCGAACGACGAGGACGCTTTAATGCGCGCCTTGGCCGAATTCGCGGGCGCCGAAAAAGAACTCGCTTCGATACGCCCTGAAGCGCCTGACCTCATGGATTCAGGTAGAGTACAAGAAGACGTCAGGAACGAATGGTTCCGCGTGTTGGATGAAGAAGCTGACCACGAAGACGTGATGTCCGCTCTAGGTGAATTCAAACCACCCATGCGTAACTTTCTCAGAGCGTTGGCAAAAGACGATTGGTTGGGTTTCGATCATCCTTCTCAAGCCGTCAATGAATTTCTCACCAATCCTGAAATCTACAGAAACTTTGATGACTTGTCCCCTGGTTTGAAGTCAGCGGCTACCAAGCTTACGAACGCCACTTTCAGGGACGAGATGGCTTCCCGCGCAGTAATTCCTGATATTCCGCCACGTGGGTCGCCTCGTGTATTCAATAAACTCGACGAGAAAACCGAAGCGTTGATTCGTGAACGGGGAGGAAAAGCGACGGCAACCGAAGTGTTGGCTTCTCTCACTCAAAACGCAAGCACTCCACAAGTACGCGCTTTGGCGGGGAACCTTAAAAAGCTACTGCGAAACGCGGGAGACAAAGACGTTAAGGTTGAGATTTCAAACTTCAGCAGCAACCAAGCGTATGCGGATAGAATAATTGAGGAAGCTAGTGAATTTTTCAAAAAACACGGCATAGCTTACACGCGAACATCAGGGGAACTGGGAGAAGGACCTGTTTTTAATTTGAAAAAATGGGGAGAAGAAGAGTACATGGCGAAGGATGGGAAAAAGGTAAGCGACAGGGAAATCGAAGCTTTTTTCAACGATCTCCCCGACGGCGGTATTATAAAGCAAGCGAAAGGACATTGGAGAAGACTTCAACAACTGCGTGAAGGATGGACGCATAAAGGACCGAGAACAAAAGAAGGCTTTACAACAGATTATGCAGGTGCCGCCGGACTCTACAGCCAAAGGCGTGACGTCGCCTCTTTATTCAAAGGAGGACACGACGAAAATACACTTGTCCATGAACTTCTCCACGGGTTTACTTCTCGAAAATTAGATGCTTGGGTAAAAAGAGCAGGTATGGGTAAGGACATTGATTCCCGAAACATTACTCTCGACGGCATAGACGAAGTCATCAACAACGCCAAAGCGCCCAAGGCGATTCGGAATCTGGCCAAAGCCTTCAAGACCGCTTCCGACCACCTGACAAGCGCTAGTGAGAAGTTCCTCTATCAAACAACGTCAAAAGACATCTACGGCCAAGGCGGCCTCTATGCTTTCGCCAACCTCGACGAGTTCTTGGTAGGCGCTTTCACGAATAGCAGACTGCAAAAGATTCTTCAAGAAATCCCCGCCGACGACAAACGTTCCGTATGGCAAGCCATAGTGGACTCGGTCAAGAGTATGTTGGGATTGCGCTCCAAAGCCGACGGGACGTTGTTGGACGAAGTCCTTCGGGACAGCGCCACGATCATCGCCTCGAAGCGTCCCAAGGTCAAAGGCAAGAACATTTTTGGCGACGACCTGTACTCCATCCGCGAGTCAGGGGACACACCTGAAGCGTGGATAGACCCCGTCACAGGAAAACCGTCTTTAAAACCGGTAGGGGACGCGCCTGAAGTGTGGATAGACCCCGTCACAGGAAAACCGTCTTTAAAACCGGTAGGTGACGCTAAACCTGACATGGAAGGCGTAGTGGATCCCCACGTCGAAGCGCTAATGGACGACGTCGTGATCAGCGGAACGCGTGGCGGTGAGCCGTCACTTATTCATTCGGCGCGTGGTGTCATAACCAAGACGCTGCCTGACGGGTCGAAGATGGAGATCCGCACGTTGAAAGCGGGAGGTTCCCAACAAGAGTTGGAAGACCTGATGGATGCTGGCGTCGAAAAACTTCGGGAGATGGAAATGGCGGAGCCGACGACGTCCGTCAAAGACCAAGAAGCCATGAAGTATGAAATGGTGGATCTTATGTCGGGCGATGGAAGATTAGGGGAACTTAGTGGTTTCGGCAAGGATTTCGGTGAAGGTTTGGTGGACTCCGCGGTTAAAGGTTCACGCGGCGACGTAGCGGAACTTGACCGCATCAGACTGAGACTCCGAGTGAACCGCAGTCTACAGATAAACAACGGACAAGAAATCATCAAAGTCGCCGACAAGTTGTCTCAGTTGAGTAAACAAGGTCTGAACGACCAGGAATTAGAAGCCATCTTTAAGAATCTTTGGGAGTATCAACTTCAATTGGGATCAAGAGTATCGGGTGTCGCTTCAGGATTCGGCAAGGGACTTCAAAGTACCAAGCACCAACTGGAGAGAATCGGGATAACTGAAAAAGAGATGGCCAACGAGAAGCTTCGGGCGCAGTACATCGAAAAGACGGCGGGTTACGAGATTGGAGAAATCGTCGAGATGGTGTTACAGGCCAAGCAAGGTTTCGGGGACGACATCATAAACCAGTTACTTTCCGTCAATAAATTGGTAAGGGGAACTTACGGAGCGAAGTTCGGAGACATGGCGCGGGAGTACTACATTAACGCGCTTGTGTCGGGACCCCGCACTTGGGCGGTTAACTTTTTAGGGAACACCATAACAACAGGTTTACTTAACTTTGAAAGATACATAGGCGGTTGGTTCAGCGCCAATCCGGCTGTAAGGAAGGCGGCTATTTACGCCGCGACGCAGAAGCAAGCGGTTTCCGAAGCTGTTCGGTTGGCTTTCAAGGTTTGGAAGCTGGACGAACAACTGATGGGCAACACTCGCTGGACGGACAAGGGCGCGGAGCGGTCTGCGGGATCGATCACGGGTCAGAACTTTGGTGAGAGTCTCGGTCGATTGACTAGAGACGGAGGGAACGTGTTGGAAAATAAAGACGCCATCAAGACGTTCTTCGATACTCTAGGAAACGTGACGAGACTTCCCACCAAAATATTAAGCAGCACCGACCAATTTTTCAAAGCGTTGTTGTTTCGCCAGAGAGCGACCGCCGATTTATGGTTGAGAGCGCACGACCGAGGTCTTACGAAACCTGATGAAATAGCTAACTTCGTTCAAGATGGTTTGGACTCTTTGATAACCGTTGGTAATCGAGAGTTTTCCAATGGCGCTCTAATAAAAGACGCGCACGCTCACGCCGACAGACTGGGTTTGAAAGGTGACGCAAGGGGCGCTGAGATTGACCGCTACCTCACCGAGCAACGTCAACGACACGCTGATCTCGCTCAGAAGGTGGGACTAACCGACTCCGAAGAACTCGGTGGTCTCTCGACGATGGCGAAGGATCACATGGAATACGCCGAAACAGGCACTTTCACCAATGAATTAAGTGGTACCATGGGTAAAGCCGCCAGTTTTATCCAAGACCTTCCGCTTGGTATGGGGTGGTTGTTCATCCCTTTCATCAAAACTCCAACCAATATACTCAAATTCGCTTTTGAACGTACTCTTGCTCCCGTTACCTTTGGGGTGCAAACCGCCCAACGCGGTCTATTTCCTCGTCTGACTGATGGAAAGGATCAATTCATCGACGGCTTGCGAAACCCCGACCCGATGGTACAAGCTGAAGCGCGTGGTAAATTAGCGACGGGCGTCCTTCTCAATATTTCGCTTTTCACCGCGTTGAACAACGCGAAGGATCGTATAACGGGAGGCGGTCCCAAAGACCATAAACAGAAAAGGATTTGGGAAGCTTCGGGACGTAAGGCTTACAGCATAAGAATAGGAGACGCGTGGGTAAGCTACCAACGTTTGGATCCCCTAGCCTCCATGATAGGCGTATACGCCGACTTGGGAGAAGCGTTGGATTCCTCGAACTACAGCGAAGACACTTCCACCGTGGAAAAGATTGTTTCCGGTCTGATGATCACGACAGCTAGAAACCTAACGAACAAGTCCTATCTAACGGGTCTGCAACGGCTTGTCGAGTTAGTCACTGATCCCGACACCAAGGCGTGGAAAACAGGTCTTAGCATGGCGGGTAATTTAGTTCCTAATTTCGTCGGGCAAGTAAAAGCGTTCGGAGGAGATCAGGAACTAAAGGAAGTGAGAAGCTTAACCGATGCCTTCTTAAAGAAAATACCAGGTATGTCGGGAAGCATCGACGCTCGTCGTAATATTTTAGGGGAACCTTATGTCGCGGAGATGTTCGAGACTACTCCGTTTCAAGTGTTCAACACCTTTAACCCCATTGCTTTCTCCACTAAGACGGGAGACCCCGTCCTCGAAGAGATGGCTAACCTTCATCACGGGTTCACGCCACCCTCTCCCCGTTTGAACGGGATGGTGGATCTCAGCGCCATAGACGTGGGGGGCGGGCGTTCCGCTTATGATCGTTGGATGGCGCTCCGTTCCGAAGTGGAAATAGGCCAACGCACTCTCCGTCAGACGTTGGAGCAACTTTTTAACTCAAGAAACTACAAAGCGTTGGATCCTCGTTCCGAACCAGGTCTGCCGAGTCCTCGCATCGCGTTGATTAGGCGTGTCTTAGGTGATTATCGCGACCGCGCTCTTCAGCAGCTTCTTGAGGAGGTGCCTGAAGTAGACGCCTTATACAGGCAGTCCTCCCGCGCTCGTTCCACTTACAGAAAAGGGGCGCCCTACGAGGACGCTCTTGAAATTCTTCAGCAACAATAACAACACACGGAATATAAATCATGGCTAACACGTACGTCGATTACACAGCGACAGCGGCACAGACGGACTTTGCGTTCTCTTTTCCGTATCTCGAAGACAGCCACGTCGTCGTAGAGATTGACGGGGTGACCAAAACATTAACCACGCACTTCACTATCACCACTTCCCCATCGACTAAGGTCGTATTGGTAAGTGGAGCGACCGTCGGACAGAAAGTAAGAGTGAGGCGGATTTCTCAACCTTCGACTAATTTAGTTGATTTCGTTGATGGTTCCGTCTTGACCGAAGCATCGCTTGACCGCGCTTACCTGCATAACAGATACCTCAACGAAGAGATTCAAGAGTTGAACGAGGCGTCGATGCAAAAGGGCGTCGGGGACGCTAACTGGGACGCAAAGAGTCTGAAGATCATCAACGTGGCGGACCCCGCTGCGGCGCAGGATGCATCGACCAAGAACTACGTGGACGGAAAATCATTAAATGACTTTGATGGTTCGGGGGTGACGGGTAGCGTGGACGTTAATTCCCAAAAGGTAATAAACGTCGTCGATCCCACCTCCACTCAAGACGCGGCAACGAAGAACTACACGGACACGCAGATAACGAACACCGTGTCGGGGTCTTCCACGGAGTCGGCTAAATACACCTTTACGGGCGCTCCTCCCGCAACTCAATTCACGTTCAGTCCTGGTATTTCCTTGGATGGGGACACCATGTATGAGGTAGCTATCGACGGCGTTCTGCAAGAACCGACGGTTGCCTACACGATGGATGCGGACAACGATAAAATAAACTTCACCTCGGCGCCTCCGGTCAGTTCCAAGATCGTAGTCGTGCAGAGGGGTTACGCCATTCCCGTTTCGACGGGAACCATATCGACGAGTCAATTGGCGGACGACGCGGTGACCGCGGCCAAGATAGCGGCAAACGCCGTCGGGTCTTCGGAAATTGCGGCCAACGCCGTGACGGCTTCGGAAATAGCCGCCGATGCGGTGGGTTCTTCGGAGATAGCGACGAACGCCGTGGGCGCTTCCGAAATAGCCGCGGGCGCAGTGGGAGCGAGTGAGTTAGCCTCCACGGCTGTTTCCGCAGGAACTTATACCAACGCCGATATTACGGTGGATGCCGACGGACGTCTGTCCGCAGCTGCCAGCGGCACGCCTGGGTTGACCGACAACGCGGTGACCGCCGCTAAAATATCAGACACCGACAACCAGTTTCTGGTGGACGACACGTCCGCCCAAAAGAAGGTGGTCGTGAATGAAAGCGGCGCCGACGTGGACTTCAGGGTGGAGGGCGACACCAACGCCAATCTTCTCTTCGTCGATGGAGGGAACGACAAGGTAATGATAGGAGCGGCTTCCACCGCTTGGGAAGCGCTTTCTCCGGTAGTAGCGGTAGGTCTCACGCCTGTCTTGGGCGTTTCATCCGCTGTAACCGACGGCACCACTTTGGTGGTGGAGAACACGGCGGCGAGCGGCGGACAGCACGCAACCGCCGTCATCAAAGGGAACGGGGCGGCGACTCTGCAACTTTACGACACGTCTACCGCCGGAGCGAACGACGCCATCTACAACATCCAATCCCTCGGAGGTGTTTTGAAGATCCACCTTGTGTCCGACGACCATGCAAGCACGGTCGATCTTCTGCAAATAGACCCCGACGGGCAGATACATATGAAAACAGGCATGACCATCGCCTACGATCTCTAAAAACAATAATTAAAGCATCAACCACTTATTCAAATGGCAATCACGGAAACACACTCTCGAATGATCGGCGATTTAAACGCCGGAACCACGTACGTCGAAAGTTCCCAAGTAGGGACGGCGGCGGGAAACATCGTCCAACTGGATGGTTCGGCCAAACTCCCCGCGGTCGATGGGTCTCTATTGACCAACGCGGGTAAGTTGCTTCAACAGGTTCACGCATCCACGTCGGCGGTCGCGACGGGAACAACCGTGATGGCGGACGACGACACCATCCCGCAGAACACCGAAGGCAACGAAGCCATCACTCTCGCCATCACCCCGACCAATGCGTCCAATCGTTTGTTGATAACCGCCACGGTCTTCCATTCCATGGCCACTACGGCCTGCAACATCATAACGGCGTTGTTCCAGGATTCCACGGCAAACGCCTTGGCGGCTGTGGTTCAGGAAAAACCGAACGATGCAAACGCTCCGTTTATATCGACCTTGACGCATGAAATGGCTGCGGGGACCACTTCCGCCACCACCTTCAAGATCAGGGCGGGAGCGAATGCCGGAGGAACGTGGACGTTGAATGGTTGGGGCGGCGCCCGAAGAATGGGCGGAGTAGCTTCCACCACGCTGACCATAACCGAAATAGCCGTTTAGTAAAATGCCTGAAGAAGTATCTCATTTTCTCGATAGCATACTCGCCGTCGTCCTTGGTGTTTTCGGTTGGTTGGGGAAGAAGTTCGCCGACCGCCTCGACCGAGACGAAGTCAGGCTAACCAAAATAGAGGTTGAGTTGGCGGCGCAGCACGAGCGGGATATTTCCGTTGAAAAGCGTATGGCGGGTTTAGAGCAGAAATTGGAAGCGATGAACAACAAACTGGACAGACTACTTGAATTCGTAATGGGAAGGAGGGGACCGAATTAATGGCGGGCAAAAGAGAACAACTGGAAAAACTTCAGACGCTGCTATGCGACACCTACAAGGACTCCATCGAGGAGATGAGGGACACGGGGGAATACAACGCCGCCTTGTTGAACGGGGCGCGACAGCTTCTGAAAGACAACGACGTGGTAAGCGTCTCCGAATCAGGCACCCCGTTGGGGGACTTGGCCGAGATGCTTCCCTTCGACGAAGACGACCAAACCAAAGAAGGGTTGAGGCAAGCGTCTCCATAGAAGCCTCTCAGAGGGTGAGGGACAGGTGAGTAGATAGATGATACCCACCGCCTCCCGAAAAGCCTTCTCAGGTATTGCCACGCTCCTTTAAACGCTATTCCTTTAACGACACCTACCATCATGCACGAAGTTCCCAGCCAACTTACCGACTTCCGTAACTTTTTATACGTGACGTGGAAGGCGTTGGGTCTCCCCGACCCCACCGACCTCCAGTACGATATAGCCGACTTCATGCAGCATGGTCCCAAGAGAGGAGTCGTCATGGCTTTTCGGGGCGTCGGGAAATCATGGATCTGTTCCGCTTACGTCGTACACCAACTACTGCTCGACCCCACCAAGAACTTTCTCGTCGTGTCCGCTTCCAAATCAAGGTCGGACGACTTCTCCACGTTCACTCTGCGCATCATCAACGAAATACCCGTCCTTCGACATCTCAGACCAAGAGACGGACAAAGGTTCTCGAAGATAGCATTCGACGTCGGACAAGCGCCTCCCGCTCACGCCCCTTCCGTCAAGTCCTTGGGCATAACCTCCCAACTGACGGGTTCGAGGGCGGACGTCATAGTGGCGGACGACGTCGAAGTCCCCAACAACTCGGCGACCCAGGGCATGAGAGACAAACTCGACGAACAGGTCAAGGAGTTCGAGGCAATCATCAAACCGCTCGACTCCTCGAAAATAATCTTTTTAGGGACTCCTCAATGCGAGGACTCCATCTACGGGAAACTAAGGGAACGAGGATACACCGCGAGAACTTGGCCTGCGGAGTACGTCGAAGCAGAAGTGGCGGACAAGCTGTACGGCGATAACCTCGCTTCCATAGTGCGGGAGAAATGCACTCCCGACACCGCGGGGAAATCCACCGAACCATTGCGGTTCTCCGACATGGACTTGGAGGAAAGAAGACTCAGCTACGGCAGAAGCGGCTACGCCATGCAGTTCATGCTCAACCCAAGACTTTCGGACGCCGATAGGTATCCCCTTAAAATCAACGACCTCGTCGTGATGGACGTCGACTCGGACGTCGCCCCCGAAAAAATCGTGTGGTCGTCCTCTCCCGACTACGCTTGGGATAACTCCCTGCCCAACGTCGGGTTCAACGGAGACAGGTTCTTCAGACCAATGGAAACCGTAGGGTCCATGACCCCTTACACGGGTTCCGTGATGTCCATCGATCCCAGCGGAAGAGGGAAGGATGAAACAGGTTACGCCGTCGTCAAAATGCTCAACGGACAACTATTCGTTCCCGATTGCGGAGGCATGAAGGGCGGATACGGAGACAACGTCCTGACCGCTCTCGCCAAGAAAGCGGAATTCCACAAGGTTAACCAAATCATCGTCGAGTCAAATATGGGGGACGGAATGTTCACCGAACTCTTGAAACCCATACTCAGGACAACTCACCCCTGCTCCATCGAGGAAGTACGGCATTCTCAACAAAAGGAAAAAAGAATAGTCGATACCCTGGAACCCGTCCTCAACAGACATAAACTCATCTTGTCTCCCTCCGTCATCAAGAACGATTACCAAAGCGTTCAATCTTATCCGATAGAACAACAGGCCAGGTACACCCTCGTCTATCAACTATCGAGGATAACGCTACAAAGAGGAGCGCTGATGAACGACGATAGGCTCGATGCTCTCGCCATCGCCGTCAACTATTGGACGGAACAAATGTCTCAGGACGTTAACGAAAAAATGAACGACCGGAGAGAAGACGCCTTGAACGAGGAACTGGAGAGATTCATGTCTTCCGCCATGAACTCGTCCCCTCTTGTTTCAAAGTCTTTTAAAAGCTGGTTCTAAAGACGGCTTATAAGTAAAATATATAAAATAAAGATTAATAATCACGTTATCTCTGTTTTAGACTTATAAGACGTCTTATAATACGTTTTAT